AACAGTGTACGGGCGGAGGTCGCGTTTGTCGTGTTTGAGACAAGAACATTATCGTCTGCTCCCGCCGTTATCGCACCAGAGGAGAGAGTGCCGGACAGTGTTGCATTATTGCTTGCATTCAGAGATAGACCCGCGTCTGTTCCACCGTTGGAAATGTAGTTTGAGCCAAGTGTGATATTTGCCGCAGTCCCCGGCAAAACCAAACCACCTGTGAGCGTCGTCGCCCCTGTTACAGAGAGAGTGCCTGCGAACGATGAATTTTTGTCAAAGTTCAACACCGTTCCATTCCAACGCACCGTTGCATTTCCTCCGGTCGTTCGTCCGAAAATCAAATCCACATTTGAATTTGTCAGATCGGAATTGATCGTGAACGAATCCGCCGTTGTGCCGGATATTTCCGAGCCTGCGACGATCACTCCGTTGATCTCAAGATCACTCCCTGTCCATCTCAAATACGATCCCGCCGGATCGCCGATATGGAGCTTGTAGGCGCCTGCGTTCTTTCCTACCCAGAAGCCTATCCCTGTGAAGTAGTCCGTTACCGCCCCCAAACCAATCGCGGGAGTCGCGGCGTTGATGAAGGCCGCGCCCGAGTCCGCCGTAAATGCGGAAGCTGTTAAGGCCCATCCCCCCACCCATCCCGAGACTGCATCGATCTGTCCTGCACCTGATAAGGCCCATCCCGCACTTCCTGAAACGGTGATCGTATCGTCAACGAGCGTCCCGTTCCAGTTGTTCGACTTCATGATGTTGGTCTCAGCCGTGATCGAGGCGGCCTCAACGGTGAACTGAGACAATACCTGGCCGGACTGTACGCGAAGAATGATCGCAGCCCTATTCTGAACGATCATCGAAAGGTATTCCCCCTCAGTCCCGTACACGCCCGAGCCCTGGAGTAAGTCCTCTGTGATCGTGAAGGGCGAAACGGTCAGCGTGTTATCAGAGGAACCCTGATCGGCCGTCAAGGTCAATGTCTGAATCAGGGCCCCTGAGAGGTTAATCACAACCACCTCATCCCCCGTCACAAGAAGCGCCTCGCCGATCGGCTCAATCGGTACGATCGTGATCCCTACGGCCGCCGCAATATCTGTCCTCAAAACCGTGAGGGCCTTTGAAAGCTGAGAGTCCCTTGTGGCGTTGGCGAGCCTTACCACTACCTGTCCAACATCGGAACCTGCCCCTAAGACGCTCGAGGAGGAAAAGATTTCATCGCCCGTTGTGATCGTCCCTTCATCGAACCTCACCTCCTGCCACTCCCCGGACCATTCATTGAGTTTGGGATTGAAGGTGATGTCGTTCGCTACGTGCCGAACGTTCCTCCAGATAACGGAATTGTGCGAGGTGATCTGCCCCTTGATCGTTGCCTTTAAGAGTTTGTTTGGGGTGATAAGCGACTGAAGAATTGCGGTCACGGCAAGCTGGTTCAGGCCCAGCTCCTCCGATACACCGTATCGCGCCCAAACGGAAGTTGCCGCGCCGTTAAAGATCAAATGCGAGAAGTGTTGCGAGGTCGGCCCATCACCTTGCAGCACCGTACCAATATCAAACATCGGGAGAGGTGTTTCGCCCGACTCTTCGGCGGTGAAGGTCAAGGCCGTCTGTTCATCTCCGCCGTTCTCGTTTATCATCGTCCCGATCACCGGACAGAATTCAATTCCCTCCCATGCCTCGGTATATCCCCTTCTATCATCGTTGGGGTCGTAAAAGTACGCCTGTTCAATCTGTGTTGCGGTGAAGGTGACAACATTCGAGCCCGTGGGAATATCGGGAGAAAGAATTTCGAACAGCGTTTCCCCCGCCCCAACTTCCTGAGAATTCCAATACTCCGTATCGCTCCACGTCGAGGCCGATACGCCGTTGTTGACAAGCCACTTCGTACCGACTCGGAGCTTCCAATAAAACCGGGGAGAGGGCAGGAATGCCGCGCTGATCGACGGGATTCCTTTTGCCGTGATCTGTAAGCGAACCTTGACACTCTCTGAGGCCCCTACGGGAATTGTCGCCCCTATGTTCTCCAAGTAAGCAAAGACGGCCGGTGTCTCATAGTTCGTGTTGGCCCCAATAATGTGAATCTTGTTCTTGACTGGAATGAGTTCATAAGAAGCATCTGCCCCGTTCGCATTGAACGTCCAGGGGTCAAGAGTGAACATCGCAAGGTCCCCGTTCGGTATGAGGTTCGGGACACCAAGGCGGTGATTGAAGGAGAGTTTCGCCGAACGGTACGCCTTCAGGAGCCCCTTATGTCCGCCCGCGAGAAGCCTGATCGTAGAACCGTCAACGGTCTTTCTGTAATCGGGAGCGGAAGCCTCCACATACGCACCGGCCGCGTTATACCTCCTCATGCGGATCGTGTCTTCCGCGTATTCTGATCTCTGAACGATCAGCCAAACATTCTCGCCCAAGTCCTCCTCGTCAAACGTCTGTTCGATTCTGAGTTCTTTTTGTGCGAGGATGGAATCCAATACCTGATAACAGGAAAGGGGCTCTCCCAACACTGCGAGCTGTGCGGCTTGCTGCTGTTCACGTTCCCACTGATGCGAGCGAATGAGCTGCGTTCCCGGCTTCAAGAGGCCGTGAGCCGCCCAGACATCCTCGAAGTTGTAAAAGTTCTTCTGCTCAATCTCCGCCTGCTCCAATGGGTCGTTATCGTCCCCGGTGAGCATCCCGTCTGCATACCAGGCGTCCGCCGTTTTGAACTTCAGCCCATACCCGAGCTTGGAAAGAATGTTCGCAATAATCGTTGTGAGCGGAACCACTCCCTCATACTGCGCCTCCGATGCATCAAGGAAGGGAATTGTCTTCAGCATGTTCAGGCCGCAGGTCGCAATCAGGGGAAGCTCGAAGGGAAAATACTTGTCCGGCTCCGAGTACTGATCGGTCAGGACGTATCCCCTCCAGTACTCCGCATCGTCTTTGAAAATGCGGATTTGATATTCCATTTCTCCCGCGCCGAAAATAGCTTCAAGGATCGTCTGAACCGCTTGAGATTCGACAGCAATGTTCCATGTGAGCTTCGAGGCGCGGATAGGTTGATAGGTATTGCGCTTCCCTTCCCATCCGATAAGAACGGGGGTCTCTCCGCAGCTTACCTCGGTTGAGGCGCCAACATACCCATCCTGATAGAGCTTGACGACCCAGGTAAAGGTTCCTGATTCATCAAAGAATTGAGCGTGGAGTTTTTGCGCGAATGCCACTATCGTTCCTCAAATTCAAGTTGATCTTCAATCACCCCTACGATATGCCTTCCCTCTCCGACGAGCCTTCCCTTGACAATAATTGTCCTCGTGCCGCTTCCGACAATATCCGTGAGACGTGACAAAGGAGCGATCACTTCCGGATCTGTCCGGGCATTTGGGTTATCACCTACCATTGCAAGCGAGGGACCGAAGGCGAGGCCGCCCGTCGCAAAAGAAGGGATAAGAGAATTGAAGAGTGATGTCGCAGTTGCGGCGGCAATACTCGCGGCTATGAGGTTGAAGGGGAAGGGTGTTCCCGTTAAGGCCCTTGTAACGGCTCCCGCGACGCCCTCGGCGATATATCCGGCAATGAGCTTTCGAATTGTTTTCAGAATATCCTTTCCCATTTCAGCAAACGACTTCCCGCCCTCGGCCCAAGAATCCATCATGCCCTTCATGGCTTGAGTTGCAGAGTTCATAAGGAGATCGAGCTTCGTTGTTGTCGCGTCGATCTGTTCTCCGAGATTGAAGGTCCATGAGTTAATATCACTCGTCCATTGCTGCGTCACTTGTTGCCAAAGTGGGGTCATTGCCTCAAGTTCAACGGCGGCAACCTTCATCCCCTCTCCCATCGCGGCAATATTCGCGGCCATGCGCTCCCCAAAGGAAAGGGCCTGAAGCCTCTGCATCGTATCAGCGAATTGAGCGAGGAGGGGAAAGGATTCTCTCAGGGCTTCGGCGTGTTTGTCCCAACCCTTTGCAAGATCCTGCGCAACCCCCTCAGCGAATTTCAATTCGGTGTATTCGCCCTTGAGCGTATGAACCGCCTTCGCCTGATTATAGACATGGGGCGAGATCATTTGAAGGAGTCCATCTGTCTCTTTCAGTTTTGCGTTTGCACTCGAAAGTCCCTGCACAAGAGCGAGGGGCCCCATGAGGGCAATCTTGAGGCCTTCGCGCAACGGAGCGGGGAGCTTTTCCCATAGTCCAATCGTTTCTTTAATCAGTCCGATAAAGCCGCGCAGTGCGGGAAGAATCGCCTCATCAAAAATCGGCTTCAACTCCTGAAGGAGGGGAATCACAATCATTCCGAGATCCCGCCCGAAAGAGGCGAGCTGCATCTGTGCAACATCCATCTGGTCGCCGAACTGCTTTGCCGCCTTAATGTCTTCTCCACTCATCACGATTCCGAGCTTGTGGGCTTCGGCCTGAAGCCGTGCAATCTCCCCCGCCCCAGCATTCAGAAGGGGAATCAATTCCGCCGATTGCCTTCCAAAGAGTTTTGTTGCCAGGGCATTGCGCTCTGTCTCGTTGCTCATTGAGGAAAGGCGGGTAATCGCATCTCGGAAAATGTTGTCCATCTTCCGCATTTGGCCGTTTGAATCACGAACATCGACTCCGATATTTTTGAATGCGAGAGCAGTTTCGTTCCCATCTTTTCCCGCATCAAGAAGACGGCGACTCAAAGCGATAACGCTTGTCTGTATCGCGGAAAATTCAAAATCGAGCTGAGATGCGGCGAACTTCATTTCCTGCAGAAAGTCCGTGCCGAGTCCGGTTCGTTCGGAGGCTTTGCCGATCTCTTCCGCGTAGTTCGCGGTTGAGTTTGCAAGCCCGATTGTAGCCCCTGCAATGGCCGCAATTACGCCCGCCGCCTTGCCCGCCCCGAGGAGAAGATCATCCCACGAGCCCGATGCGCTTTTTAGACGTCCGGGAACGCCCTTCAGGGATTTATCGAACTCCGTAAAGTCTGCGCCGATACCTACGGCAAATTCGGCGACTCTCATTTCGTCCTCATGCTTTCTTTCTCATACGAGATCAGCGTTCGGATGGAATCAAGCTGATGCACAATCGTTGAGTTCAGGCGGTCCGCAAGTTTGAACAGCCTTGCCTCTTCAGCACAATCCCGGGCGAGGAACTCTTTCAGTACCGTCGCAGATACCTTTGGGTAGAGTTCGCAGGCCTTCCCTCGCGCCCGCGCATGGATAAACTGACAATCCGCCTCAAGCTGCGATGAGCGCGCAAGCCATTGGCAGCGGTGATCGAGTTCCGCGATCAACCCCGTAGGCGTGAGATCAAGAGGGTGACTGACGTTCTCGTATATCTCGCTGATCTCTTTTGCTATTTTCAGAGCGTCAAGGTTCATTTTGTTCCTTTTGTTCGCGGCCACTTGTTCGCGTAATAGAGGAAGCGTTCCTTCGACATGTACTCAGGCTCTCGCGTGAACCCTTTATCGCCCGGAAGGGGAAGTAATCTCTCTGGAGTCATGGCGCCCTTTTTCTTGTCGCGGTGAAGGTTCACGTAGATCGTCCCGAGCCAACGGGTACGCCGCCACTCTTCGAGCGAGGCGTTCTCTTTTGCCTTCCTCATCAAGGCGAGTTCGCCAAAGGTCATGCCCCAGAACTCATCCGGCTTCAGGCCCAAGCCTGCAATACCAAACTCAATCAGCTCGGGCCATTCTATTTTTTTGCGGATGATTCCTTCTGAGCTTTGCCCGTTTCGGCGGACTTCTTGTGGAGTTCGAGGATCTCCGTGACAACATTCATCTTCCCGGTGATCCACTCTCCCACATCCTCAATCGTGAAGTCTGTCGGAATGCCGCTTTTCCTCGCGCCTTCAACGAGCGCGGCCCAGACAAGCGTGCGAAGATGGCTCATGCTCATCTTGTCCGAGTCCAGGCTCATCAAAACAGAAAGGGGCATGTTGTGCCGCTCCGAGATCAGGGCGAGCGTATTGACGTTCACACAGACGGGCCTCTTCTTCCCGCCGATCTCTATTTCCACAAAACCTCGGAATGAGTTACTCACGAAGAAGCCTCATTCAGTTCGCCTGTTCCTTCGAAGGTGAACCTGAAGGTTGAAGCATCGTCCATCGGGGCCGACATCTCGAGAGCCGTCACAAGAGCTGAACCCTCATAATACGTATCGCCTGAAATTTCCTCGGAGATGCGAACGACGACCTCGCTGCCCGCCGTGAGAAGCCCGAACAGGTCGGAGAAGGAGTAGTTCGTGGCGTCGGGGTTGAACTTCCCATCCCCGGCCAGAGACCATGACTTCTGGCCCGCAATCAATTCTCTCCATCCGGCGGAGTCCTTCGTCGTTACGTCAATGGGCTCTCCATTGATCGTCAAGGACGCATTGAGTGAGGAGGCAACCGGAACAAGTTCCGAGCCGACCGTCACGTAGATCAAAATTGCTGTGCCTGATTTTACTGACATGATAGTGCTCCTTATGGATTATGAATTTTGATGTATCAAATGTCTGAATCTTAGAATCCGCCTCACATACTTTTTGAGTTCCGACTGATCCTCGAACGTCTGAGAAAAATCAAGCGTTGTGACTACCATTGTAAAGTCATCCCCCAAGTCCCAAACGGTATCCCGGTTCGCAATGAGTTCCGTGATCTCTCCCCCAGAGGCGTTCGCATCTCTTTTGCCCCCGGCCTCACCGGAGAAGGCCGTGTGGACCTGAACCGTGAGAGTGCATTCGCTCCCGTAAGAATCTTTTGTATGAAAAGGAAGAACCGTGATCTCTCCAATGGTTACATACGGCGGAACGGCATCTCTCGGAACTCCGGCGCTGTCGTACACGGGAATATCGAGCACCGAGGAGAGCATGTTGAAATACGCCGCTTGAAGTTGGAGTGAGGGGTCTCTCATACTCGTCTCAATATCTTTCTGATCTTGTCTAAGAACTTTGGCCGCTCTTCCTCTACTGCCGGAAAGAGAAACGGCTGCGGCTTCCGGTTGACTTCACGAATGCCCTGACCTTTGAACTGAAGGGCAAACTCTTTCAATCCTTGCGGAACATCCACGAGGGAGCCGGTCCCAAACTCCACATAGGGCCCGTAGTCAACGGTATCGACTGAGACTTTCCCGCCAAGCCCGTCCTTTGCGAAGGTCGAATGAAGCGAGGAGCGGAGTCCGCCCAGGTCAACCGGGGCGTTCCGTTTGGCGGCCGTCTCAATGGCAAGGGTTGAGGTGGCAACGACGATCTTTACCTCCTCCTTTTTCTTCTTCGCCCAGGCAGAGGTTTCCCTTCGGAGTTCGTCAAGTTGTTTGCTCGATATTTGCGCCTTGAGCTGCATTTACGCTGCCTCTGCCGCCTTCTCTTCAACCTGCAGGTTGAAATACCACTCCTCCTCGTCAACCTTGATAACGCCGTGAATCACGAATACCCTCGTTCCGTACATGATCCTGTATCCATGCGCGAGCTCTTCGGCGCCCGAGCCGAGTTCGTTCTGCCAGCGAAGGAGGACCTTGTGCGTGATATGGCTCTGAAGCTGCTCGGCCCTCATCCGTTCGTACGAGTTCAGGGGTGTAATCTTCGCCCATACATCCTTCACATCCGAATAGGTCCCTACCGTTCCGCCGTAACCATCGGGTTCCGTTGATTGCTTCTGCAGTGTGACCCTATGTTTCAGATCGCCGACTCTTACCTTCATAAAACCCTCAAAGAAGAAAGGAGCGATTTGGAAACAGGCGTCAAGGCGCATTCGATCTTCCCCTGCCCATCGACGCCGATCTCTCCCCTGTTCTGATAAAGGAACGTCACGGAATCGAGTATCGCATCCTTCACCTTCTGCGGCAAGGGATTTGCCGGAGAGTCCTCAGACACAGAAGCGGAATAGTCCGCCGGATCGTACCCCACAAGGACTGTCGCACGAATGGAAAGCTCAACGTATCCCATCGTTGTGAAGGAGTTACTCACCGAAGTCACCCTGAGCGTTTTGATCTCCTCGCCCCTTACCGTGTAGGTATCCACCTCTTCCCATACCCCGGAAGCGGCTTCGAGCTGCTCAACGGTTTCCACGAGGACATGAGGGGGTAAGGGCATGACGGCAAAGTCGTTGAAGCGCTCCCACTCAATGCGGACTGTTTTTCTCAAGATGGCGCGGTGTGTGTAGTCCTCGGCCTTCGAAGTCACCGTTCGGATAAGCTGCTCGATCAGGGTATCGTCCTGGTCATAGTCGATCTTTGCGTGTTCCTTCGCCTCGGCAACCGATACCAGAAGATCAGTGTCTTCTTCCAGAATGCGGACCTGTACGCCCTCGGCGGGACGGTCCGATCTCTTTTTCGATCTGTTCAAAGTCGGATAGTTCATTTTTTCTCCTTCGGGCCTGTGACCTTTCTCTTCCTGCTTCGGGCAGCGATCTCCTCCTTCGTTGCCTCTCGCGCCTTCTTCATGCTGATAAGCTGCCTCGCCTCGGCGTGGGTCGCGTAGAAGAGAACTCCCTTGCCTAAAATCTCCCAACCCCGCTTGATCTTCTTCAGTGTTATGAGAGCGTCCATACTTTCAAACCTTCCTTTTTGCTTTCTTCTTGTGGATCAAGAACGCGGCCCGTTTAGGGTCTGCGAAAAATTCCTCGTTCCTGTGAACGAACCCGGCCGAGGTGAGCATCGGTTTCAAGGCCACGAGGACCTCTGTTTCATCCGTCTTCGCCTCTCTCATCATCCGGGCCTCTGTCCAGTGTTTCAATGGGTGGACGGGAAGGGGTGTATTGACGATCTTCTTGAGCTGCGGCCTCGGTTTTATCGGCGCATGTCTCGCATGTCTTCTTACCGGCGCCGCTGTTTCTGATTCTTTCAGGATCTTCTCCATGAGTTCATCCACTGTTACCCTGTCATCACCCTCAACAAGTCTCTTCACGTAGAGCTTATGCGAGGGCTGATCATGTCCTCCGGCTGAGACGTTGCCCGGAAAGGCATGAGAGCCCGACTTGTTGCCTCCGTACCCCTCATAATACCCGTACTCGTAGAAGTGCATCCCTAAGACGTGGAGGCTTTTTAGGGGAAGCGTCAAGAGGTGCGTCAAGGCAATCGCCCCGGCGTTCGGGGACTTGCGTATTTGCCGACGGACGTTCGCCCTCACAAGTGCAGGGACCGCTTCGAAGGAAATCCTTCCCCTGTTGATCTTCTCAAAGGCTTCCACCTTTGGCGTTTCTTTCGGATACACACTGACGATATGACTCACCTTGCCGATCGCTTGCTCAAACGACTTGCTGTTTTGCGCTATGTCCACTTGGAGGAGGTGATAAAGAACATCCGTCCTCCGCCCCAAGTCCACGACCTGCGCCTGCGATATGTTCCATTCTCTGTTCACTCTGACAACCACATCGTAAGAATCAATCTTTTCTCCAAGGTGAGCGCCCTCGAGCGCCTGCGAGGGACAAACGAAAACCACCGACTTGTCTTTCACGATTTCGGCGGCGGTCACTTCGGAACCCTTCGGTAGATGCTCCACCACAAATCATTCAAGGGCTGATAGACGGGGGAATCGTTCAGCCAAGGCTTGCCCGCGCAATAGTGAATCATCTTCGGAACGCGGCTCAAAAACATTTTGGGGTTGTATTCCCAGCATTGATCGATCATCTGAAACTCCACATCGAGCAAGTGAACGCCCTCCGGGTCCGTCTCATAAAAATAATGCTGGAGGATCTGTTGATCGCCCATCCGTGTATCGCTCATACCGTTTGCATACGCCTGAACCCGATCATACGTTTCTTGAGAGGGCTTCAGGATCATAAGCCCACCCGAAAATGGGGGCCGACCGAATACCGGCTCGGAAAGTCCTCTACCCACAATGCCGACCGAAGTAAAGGGCTTGCACTTCAAAAGCTGTGAAATGTCCTTTAGGACAATCACATCGGAGTCAAGGAAGCACACATCCTCGCCCTTTGTCTCAAGGAGAAAGACGGTCAACTTCTGCATGGCCCGGACGAAGCGTTCGTGTCTGAAGTCTTTTGACTCAACGTTGAACGTGCCGAGGCTCCTTCTGTGGACGATCTGTGCGCCCTGGTTCTCAAGCCTGCGAATACTCTTTCCGGTCAGATCATCCTCAATCATCACGGTCCACCTCGCACCGCTTATGCCGGAGTACTCCTTGAAACTCTGTAAGAGTGCCAGAGTTCCGGGGACGTAGCTTTCCGATGTCAGGGTTACGAAGTTCATTTGAAGAAGTACCATGTTTTGAAAGTGTGGTTTTCCGCCGTCACGCCAATTGTCTTTCCCTCTTTTTTGGCAAAAGCATCAACCGCGTCCTTCACGCCGAACTTGATCCCCTTGCGGTCCCCTGAAAAATAATCATGACCTGAGAACAGGCCGCCTTTCTTCAGTTTCGGATACCAAGCCCGAAGGTCCTTCTCAACGGCTTCCTTCGAGTGATCCGCGTCCAAGTACACGAAGTCGAGGCTCCAATCCGGGCAAGTCTTTGCCGCCTCGAGGCTTTCCATTCTGAGAATGCTTGCCCTAAATCCGAAGCCGGACAACCTCTCTCTGCATTCTGTGAGAACCTTCTCCCATTCCTCTTTCGATTCCCTCCTCGTGTCGATCCAGAGCTTATCCGTCCGACGAAGGAAGTCATTGTATCCGGGAAGAGAAGCCCATGCATCAACCAAGATAAGGTGTTTGCCCTTCCAGGTATTCAGGATGATCTCCGAGAAGACTCCGGCGAAGACACCCACTTCAACGCCAGTACCGAGGAGACTGTGTTCGTTCAAAAGCTGTCCGATCTCGTTTCGTGCTTTCAATTCTGTATTCCTTGTTTTAGGTTTTTCATGGCAAGCTCTTTGAGTTGCTGAAAACTGACAGCCTTATCGTCAACGTAATAGTCCGCTGCAGGCTTCTTGAAAATGATATGTGAGCCTTCCACGCCCGCCTCTTTAAGCTGTGTTTGTGTCAAGAGCATGAGTTCCGGCGTCACGCCCGTTGAGGAGCCCCGGGCCGTGTAGATAATGATTTCATGGCCCAAGTTGAACAGGACCTTCGCAAAGACAATCGGGGAAAGTTTCATTCCGGGGATCGGCTCAAGATTCGGCCTTGCATCCCGGTATCCGTTTTGCGGGGTCCCGCCTTTGAAAAGAGTTCCATCTATGTCTATAGCGATTCGCATAATCTCCAATCGTCCTCTGTGTCAAGCTCGAAGAAGTGTTTCATCGGCATCTCGTAACACGCGCAGAAGCCGTTGATGATCCGGCCCGTCTTCAAGAAGTCCGAACGCCGGAAGATATATAGGGCTCCATTCTCCACTATCAGCCCTCGAAGGGAATCCAAGCCCGGGCGGTGATACTCCTCTGCTCCCACGCCTGCAACGAACCCCTCGGCTTCCCGGTAGAAGTATCGCTTCAGTCTCACGCCGGAAAAGACGGAATAGGCTGCGTTTGAGAACCCGTCCCTCGTCAAGCTCTCCATGATCTTCTCAGGGAGAGATTCAAAGAGAGTGATCGCCCTATCAATATCCTCTCCCGTTGTGAAGGGCGAGGTTGCCTGAAGCATGACAACCGCATCGGGACTGTTCGATTCAAAGAACTCCCTTAAATGAATGAAGGGAACGTTTGGCTCGATGGTTGAAAAGACGGTCCGGTTGAACACTTCAACGCCCTTGATGTTTTTGACATACTTCTTGATCTCCGCGTCCTCGCTCGAGAGGATCACTCTTTCAACCCTCTCGCTTTCAAGTGCCGCCCCGAGGACATGCTCGATCAATGGCCGCCCCTTAAAGAGTTTCATCATCTTCCGGGGAATCCTCTTCGATGCGCCCCGGGCCGGTATCAAGGCAACGTAGTTCATGGTTTATGCTTTGCCCTTGCTGTGAGTTCTGATTCCAGGACTTCCGGCTCCTTCGTTCCCATTGCTTTGCCTGCATCCTCCAGATACCTCTTGATCCTCTTCATTCCTTCCGGTTCGCAGGAAGCCGCCTGATCCGTGCCCCTCATTGTCCGGTCAAGGGTCAAGTGCCGCTCAATGTGGGTCGCTCCTAAAACCTGCGCCGCAACGTCTATTCCCGTTGACTGCGTGTGATCGGAGAAGGCAACGCCCTTAATGAATTGCCCGTATCTCATGCGGAGCCTCGTAATTTCCCCGAGGCAGGCATCCTCTACCCTCGCGGGGTACGCGGAGGTGCAGGCGTAGAGAGTCAAGTCCTGATTCCGTTTCAGTTCGTTAAAGAGTTTCACAATCCAGTCGATCTCTTTCCTTGTTGTCATGCCGCAGGAAATGTGAATGTCTCCCTCCCATTTGTGGCAGAGATACCGCAGGAGTACCTCGTCGTTATTGTTCCCGCTTCCGACCTTGATGTAGGCGGGATCGAGCGATATGATCTTCACTGCGGAGTCAACGTCGAACACACTGCAGGCGTACCGTGCTCCGTTCAAGAGGCATTCCTGTTTCAATTGTATGTGTTGCTCGAAAGAAAACTCAAGAGCCTCCCTGTGTTCGTAGTACGTCGCGCCGAAGGCATGAGCTGGGTTCGGATGAGGGGCGAAACGGTCGCCGATCAATTCCGGGTTCCTCTTCTGAAACTTCACCACATCCACTCCGCAGTAGGAGGCGGCAATCCTTACCATCCTCAAGGCGGTATCAAAATCGCCTTGATGGTTCCCGCACATCTCGCAAACAAGTTTTGCTCTGTTCATGTTGATAGAACCCGGGGCCGCCGCTAAGCTAAGCCCCGGATTGTTGGGGCGTGTGAAACTACGTCAGGATGCCGACGCCAGAGAATCGTACACAAAGGCATTCGGGCGGAAAGTAACGAGCATAAGGCGCTCCTCAGCCCGGATCGTCTTCATGTTCTGGGCGAACTGTGCATTCACCCATCCGACTTGGATGTTCGCCACTTGCCGGTCGTACAGCGTGGATGCGAGTCCGAACGAACCGCAGAGGAAATCCCCTGCAAGCAAGCTCTCAGACTCCACAACGGGCAACCCCCACAGTCGCGGAGTCGCGCGATTCTGAGGATCAGCGAACAGATACCGAACGTCCGATCCGCCAACTTTCGTCAGCTCGATGGCTTCCCAGTCCGCCGGGTTCAGCACGAATCCCGTTGCAGGGAAATGCGCGAGTTGAACCTGCGTGATGGCCCTTCGGAGAACATCAACTGTGTTCCCCGCGTAGCTGCCGGTGTATTCGGCTGCGACGGTCGTGATCCCGGGCAGGTGCGCTCCGGTCCCGTCGCCGTAGAGTACCTCGTCTTCCTCTTCGATCTTCAGCGCATAGATCAAGCGGCCGTTGACATATCCGACCAGGACCGGTGCATCGTCCGTGATTTGCTCAGTAATCGGCAAGGTTGTTGCGATTACCGTCGCCGTTGCGGTCTGAAGCGAGAACTGAATCCGGCTTTCGGGTTTCGTTCCCTCTTCAGCGACAACCGTCGCGTTGCCGCGATTGTCATTGCCGCTCGATCCATCGTCGAACACATCCTCACGGACGTACTCGAGAGAGCCGACGCCGATCGGCGTGACATTCAGAATATCCCGAATCCGAAGCGATTGCTCCGGCACGGGCTGAATGATTCCAGGGACGCGGAAAGGAACGATTGCCGCTCCGCCCGAGGTTGCGCCCGTTGTGAGCGTATCCTTTTGGAAGAAGGATGTCTTCAGCTCAATGCGGGCCGTGTTGTCGCGGTTCTTGCGGCTCTTGTACGCCTCGCTCTCCGTGACAAGCTCGCCGATGGTCTTCACCATCCGCTCGCCGCCGAACCCGCCGGACTGAACCTTCGCCTCGAACTCATCGACGCGCTTGTTCAGATCGGTTTTGATCTTCTCGGTCAGGGCTTTGGCCTCATCGGCCTTCGTTCCCATGTCCTTGACCTGTTTCTCGAGGGCCTGTTTGATGTCGGCCGTTCCCTCAAATTTCTTTACCGCCTCGTCGAGTGCTTTCTTCGAGGTTTCCATCTCGCCTGCAATCTTGACTTGCTGGTCCGTGATGGTTTTCAGTTCCGCCTTGACTTCAGCGGATAATGTGATTTCAGGCATAGCAAATTCCTTTCAATGAAAAATGTTCCGCAGTTCGGCGACAAAGAGCTTTTCAGCTTCTTCAACGGACTTCGGCTCTTCAATTCCCCGAGCAAGGTTCGGCTCGGATTGCAAGAGGCTGTTGATAGCGTCGATCACTGCGCGTTCAAATTGTTTGAGACGAAACTCAAGCTCGAAAGCCGTCTCGTCTGTGATTCCTTGCTTCAAAATTCTTCGTATGCTTTTCATTTCGTCAAAGAGCGCCTCTGCGTCCTTTGCGCTTTTGATAATGACCGGGGGCGTGTTGTAATTCGATCCCCAGGTTACGGCCGATACATCCCACAGCCGGACTTCCCGGAGGTTGTTTCCCCCTTCCGCCCGCTGATCGGACTTGATGATGTCGTATCCATACGAATGCTCCGTGATTGCTCCACCCTCATAGAGGATGAGCGTATCCTTGCCGAGGGTTGTCGGGAGAATTGTCGCGGCAAAGCGCAAACCGAAATCGTCCTCCTTCAGCCATTCGGGGGCGGCAAGAAGCATCTCGGCCCTGTGCTGCCGGAGGTATTTGATCCGGTTCAAGCCCGACGGGCCCCATTCGTCAATCGTTTTCTTGAATGCGCCGAAGAAGGTTATATCCTTGTCAGAGTCAACATTCCCGAAGGCTGCGGCGTACGCCTCGATATATCCCCTCTTCGTGTCGAGTTCTTTGAGTCCCGCTTTCAGGGACAGGCCGCCGTAACGCATCATTCCGGGAAGTGATATTGTTTGGTTTATCATTTCAGTATCCTCGCAAATCGTTCTGTGATCCTTACCGGACGAGTGATGGCAGTCCCTACACACACCGCATGAGCACCCAAGTCCAAAGCCTTCCTTGCTTCATCCGGCGTCCAGATCCTTCCTTCGGCAATCACTTTGCCGGGATACAACTTTGAGAGTGCCTCAACAAGTTCGAAGTCCGGGCCGTGAATCAATTTCTCTACGGTCTCTTTCGTGTACCCCGAGAGCGCCGTTGTGAGGTAATCGGCTCCGGCCGCAATCGCATCAATGCCTTCCTTCAGGTTCGAAACATCCGCGACAACCGTCGCGTGTTCCTTTTTCGCAAGGTGAACCATTTCAATTCCGGTGAGTCCATCCGGGCGTTTCCTATGCGTTGCATCCAAAGCGACGGGCCCGGCAACCTTGATCGCCCTCACGTCTTCAATCGAGCCGGTAATCAGAACCTCTCCACTAGGATATTCCCTTTTCGTAAGGCCGATTATCGGGATACTTACCAAGCCATTCACAAACCGGATATTGGCCAAGCCGCAAATTCTTACTGCGACTGCCCCTCCCCTTTGAGCTGCAAGGGCAAAGCCCGCAATCATCGAGGGCATATCGAACGGGCTCCCCGGTTCAGACTGACACGAAACGATTAATCCTGATTCGAGCTTCATGCTTCATCCTTTGGTACGTAACCTTGAGTACACCGGCACTGGATCACTTGTTCAGCGCTGCCCTTTGGATCGCCGGGGAACTCCAAAGACTCTCCGCCGATATTGAATTCTGCGTGGAGGTCAACCCTCTGGCCGTCTGCGGCCATGTGATCCTCCCTCGTCCTTTCGTCCCTCGTTGCAATCCACTCTTTCAGCAAATCCAAACCCGTACTCTCCGCTCCCATCAAACTCCCCAAATTGGAGGCGGAGATTGTTTCCGTCCTTGCGATCACAAGCGAGCGATTCGGAATGATCTCTCCCAGCATCACGCCCCGATCAATCGCCCTTGCGATCTCTCTGATCCCATGCCCCTCCTGAATCTCTTCGTCGATAATCTTCGCAATCGTCTTCTTCGTCGTTTCCGTGATCTGTACGACTTTCTCCGCCCCCCTATTCTCCAAGTGTCTTCGCACTCTGCGCGCCCATTCATCTCTCAAGGGCTTTCCGGCTTTCTCGGACTTCCCTATGCTGTCAAAGGAATTCGAGGCGAAAGGAATTGAGACGATCAGGTATGAGGATAAGAGCATCGCTTTGATCATGCTTTCTCTCTTTTCCACCTCTTTGAGCGCCGCAACCTTTGCCTCCTCCGGTGTCTGAGCTTTCTCGATCACCTCGGCAACCGCCCTCATCTGCTTTCGCATTGTGCGCGAAACGATCCTCTTCACTGTCGGCACATACCGGAGGCGCTGCCGATGGAACGCCTTCCAGAATCGAGGCCGGTCTGATTCCGCTATGTTGTAAGGGTAGATCATTCTTTCCTTCTTGGACCCCATACTTCTGTTTGACCTGTTCTTATGTCAATCCAATAGTCGAATGTCGGTTTCTTTGTTGGAAGTTTCGTTTTCCCTCTCATCAATGAAGACTGGAAAGGAATAACGAACGCCCCATCTCCATGAACGGGAAGAATCATTCTCCCGATTGCTCCGAAGGATTGGCCCGGAACAGCCATAGCAAAAGATCCAGAGAACTGAGAACCAACGTTCGACCCCTGAAAAGCCGGTTCCTGAACTGGAACTTCTGCATCGATCGAGCCGGTGAACTCCGGGACCGCTACCATCCCGCCTATGGCAATCACCTGTATCGGAACGGCGACAATCAAATCCCCCGGCACACTTGGACCTGTCTGAATCCCATCGATGTCCGTTGTTTGCATCGGGACGGTCGAATCGATCGTCGCATGGAATACCGGGACCTCTATGTTGCCATCGAAATCAACAATCTGGACGGGGACAAGTCCGGCGATATTTCCGGCGAATTGTGGAGCCTCAGACTGGCCGTCGATCTCAGCCGTCTGTACGGGAACAATTCCCGCAAGATCGCCAGAGAATTGCGGTTCGAGATTCGTCCCATTGAGATCCGCCGTCTGTATGGGGACACCGCTACTGAGATCTCCTACAAATTGGGGGACTTCGGATTGTCCGTCGAAATCGGCAATCTGAATCGGAACATTCGCCCCGAGATTCCCCATAACCTGCTGTCCACCCTCGGATTGAGTCCCGGCAAGAGCGGGCTGTTGAATCGGGACTTGTAGGGCCGTGGCCCCGGCAAACTGAGGCTCCGTGTTTGTTCCGTCCAGGTTCGGCGTTTGAATCGGAACAGCCGATGCAAGATCTCCGGTAACACTCCCCGCCGCCGTCCACGTGACATCAAGGCGGGGGTCTTTATCTGTCCCGGTTTGGTTAGAGCAATACCAATACACATAGCCGTCATCTGTCGGAGCCGAATTATCGA